CTTGCCTTTGGTAAAAAATGGCTTAATGTGCCTGAGGCTAATGTTTTGAGTGGTACTTGTGTGCCAAGATATCCTGTTAGCGCGGCTTCCGTTCCAAGTTCAAGCGCAAGTTTTCGCGCTCCAAATCCAATAACGCCAGAAACTCCCGCACCCACACCACCTGTTGCAACCGCTAAGGGTAATGTTGGCAATAATGAACCAATGACACTGCCTACTGAATTTAACGCTTGTTGCCCAAACCCTTGGCGCGGGTCGTTTAAAAGCTCATCTATCGTTTGAAGGTGTGCCGCACTTTTTTGTTGCTGTTCTTCTGTCCTAAGCCCTGGAATAATATAGCCTGACAATAATTTTACTTGTTCTAATGATTCAGCTTTAGCCGCACTGAACGTTTGGCCGAGAGTTGGGGTATAAGATAAATCATTGACTAGTCCAACTTGACGCTCTCCACCTAACATTATTTACCACCCCATTTGTTAGCCTCACCAAGCCAGCCCATGCGAATATGCAAATCCTTATCGTATTTATCGGCATCTTCTTTGTTTTTAAATATCCCCAAATGCTCACCCGTTTTCAGATAATGGTCTGTAGCCTCTTTTACTGATACTTCCTTGCCATTGATAATCTTGGGGAGAAGTACTGTTTTATTATCAAATTCACGCGTAATAGTTTTAACCGTTTGAAAATTGCCTTTCTTATCCCAAACTTTTGGGCGATTTTCTAATGTAATATTACCCTCAACCTCTGGGCGTAAAATTTCAGGTTTTGAGCGAAAATATTGTAATACTGATTGATTTTGCAAAAATTGATTTTTGTTTGTGGTTTCCATGTCTTGCTCGGCACTTCTCCATACTCCCTCGGTATAAATTTCATCATAAGCTGGATGACCATATTTATCAGGAATAGAGTTTCCATTTGGGTCAACAACAGTAATGCGCCCACCTGGTGAGCTTACCATGATTGGCGGGGCTACAGAAAACATGCTTTCAACTTGCGCCTCTGTTTTATATTCCAATAATTTTTGTCGAACTTCATTGATGCCGTGGGATGCGAGAATTTGTTTTTGATGGTCTTCTAAAGGTACGGTGTTTGAATCCATGACGAAGTTGAATCCTGTTGATACTTGATATGCCTTTTCCATGTTTGTTGCAAAGTCTTTGATGTAATCATCAATTTGCTTGAAATTTGGGTCGTTATGTTCCACGGCTTCATTTTTAATAAAACGTACCGCCTGGTCAATTTTAGATGAAACTAAAGCGCCGCCATTTGGTTGCTTGCTTAAGTAAGTTGAAATAGAGGTGATTGAAGGTAGGATTTTTCCAATAAGTTTTTGGTCTGAATACCCTTCTTTATCGCGTGATAGCTGCAAGAATTTTTCTTGTGTGGCAGTTTTCTTGCCTTCATCCGTTGATAAGCCTACTTGTTGTGAGCGAAATAATTTTACCAAAAACCCTGGGTCGGCTTTCTCGGCTAAATTACCAACTTCCAAAACAGTAAGTTGTTTTCGATAATCGCCTGGGAATGCATTCATTGCGTAAGCGCGATTTTTTGGACTTAGCATCGTTATATTGCTGATTGCAGCATTAATGTTGCCATCTTTATTGAATGCATTAACAATTGGCGATAAATATTGCTGAGGTATAGGCTGTCTTAAATAATCTGGGTAATGCATTCCAATACCAAGCGCATCAGACCTGCTGATTAAATTATTTAAATTATCGACACTTCGAATGTGTTTTTGTAAAGCGACCTGACTTTCTGAACCAAAAGGCACGTCTTTATCAATCACCGTCTGATTTTGCACAAAATCATTATATATTCGACCGCCCTCTGGTGTGCCATAGATAAAGTTTTGATAAGCACCTGACTTTTCAGCATTGATAAAGAAGTTATTTAAACGATTTTTATATCCCTCATCACGCGAACTTAATTTTTGTTTTTTCTTTAAGTCTTCCAGATTGTGTTTTAATTGCACCCAGCTTGTACCGGAATTTATATCACCCGTGGCGCGGGCTGCACCTGCCCCATAATTCAGAATTTTATCTAAGTCTGACGTTTTTTTAATGCTTACTAAATCACGGGGTGAAACTCTAACGCCATCAGCCAGTCGCGCTTGAATATCGTGCAGTGTTAAATGCCCGAAATAATGGTCGGCGTTCATTGATGTACCATGATCCATCGGCAAATTTGCATTTGATGTTTGCAATTGGCCTGGTTGTGTTGCGTGCATCGTACTTAAATCTGACGCCGATATAATTCCTGACTTCATTGCCGTTACTAATTCTTGCGCCATTTCCATTTCTTTTGAAAACTGTTTGTGCAAGTTAGCGCCTTCTACTGCTGTGATAATGCCCGATTGAACCTGTCCTTTCAGGGATTCATACTGTGCTGCGATTAATGATTCCGCTTGCTCTGGGTTATTGAAGATATCTTGTCTAATGGACTGTAATGTATTACCAAAAGTCGTTAACGCATTATATTTTGCCTGTTCACGACCTAAAGAAATTGTTTTTTCAGCGGCAATTAGGTTTAAACTTCGCGCCGTATTATCTGCCATCGAGTCAAGATTTAATCTGTCACCACGATTTAGGCGTGCACTACTTTTGATTTTTGAAATAGTGTCGCTTGCATTTTTAGTAATGGCTTCTGCGTGACCTGGGCTTTTTAAAATGTCAATTTTGCTTTGCGACTCTATGTCTTGCAACATTCCATGAGTTTGGAGTAAATTGGCCTTTGAAGCTTCTGACGCAAAGTCTGTGGCTTGCGCGATACTTCTATCTGCGATTTTACCAAGGACACTTGCTATATTTTCTGAACCACGTGCAGTTGAGTTGGTGTGTTGTGGCTGAATAATTGGATTGCCATCTTGCGGCCTTACTATTTCTGAAACCATTATAAATCCTCAACTGACGGCAATTTTCCACCTGTCGGTATTTTTGTGCCAAACGTTAATGCGCTAAATGCAAAATTTGCCGCATCTCCAAACAATTGCGCGTGTAATGTTGATTTAACATTTTTACGTTCAATATCGAGCGTTTGTTGCGCAAGTGTTTGCTCGGTATCTAAGTTTGCTTGTTTTCTTGAGCCTGTATTAATAGTGTCACGCTGAATCGCATTAAAGCTCGGCGAATCAAAAGTAACGCCGCGAGTTGATACTTGAGCGGCTTGTTTACTTAGCATTTTGTCAATGATATCTAAATTTTGCATTGTCTTTTGTTGATATTGCAATGCGGTCAATTTAGATTGCTGATTAATTGCCGATAAGTTTGCTTGCTCGGCTTCTTTTTCAGCGCTCATTTTACCTATTGTCGCTCCTGCTGAAATTGCCGCAAGTGCATATCCGGCTGCTTCTAATCCCATTTTAACCCCTTTATATAACCGCCATTTCTATTTGATACCCAATTGATAGTATTTGTAAATCAAAAGGTGAGGTTTGAGTTATTACAATTGCCTCACTATCAAATCGACTGTACCCCGAAACTGGCGAATATATAGCGGTATCGGTTCTCGGTATCAATGGCAATCCAAGCTGAATGTCGTGAAAATTCTGGTACTGCACTAAGTCGCCGTTTATTTCAAAATTTAGAGACTGGTAATAATCAATATAAATCCTGCTGATTTGTTTTTCAAATGGCGATGATGTTGCACTATAAAACGGGTACATCGGTTTAATTTCAACATCAAATAATAACCCCACTTGTACATCGCCTTGCTCTTCTGTTGGGTTATTGACTTCAATTTCTCCAGCTTCAACTAAATAACGCCCGAAATCCTGGTCTTGAAATATAACTTGAACAATGTAGCCTTCAAATCTATCTAATCCACTCACAAGCCCTGTGGTATCCATGTAATAATTTTCTTCGCTATCCACAAATACACCAGTTTCCAATCTTTCAATGCTAAATTGTTGTGTTAAATCGTAGTATTTTAAAATATACACGCTGTTATCTACAGTACATATATCAATCAATTGTACATTATCTTGAAATGTCATCGGTGATAGGGCTGCGAGTTTTATCTCACTTGCAAATTGGAAGATAGTTATTGTGTCATCACTATCATTTAAAAGATAAATAAAATTATCTTGTGATACGTCTGACCCTCGCAGTAAAGCGCGTCTGCTTGGATTTTTCATTAAATGCTGGCTTTGAGGCGCGATATTCGTTGATTGATACGCAAGTCCTACGCCAGTAAAATGAAAATTTATAGTAGCTTTACCCGTTTTTTGTACGAAATAGGAATCGTTGAGGTATGTTTGTGGTTTTAAAATTGTCGATGAACCATACGATGATTGCTGTCTGATTGAGAAAGTGCTTGGTGTAAGTCCGATGTCTTCGTTTTGTGGACACGCAAATTCATAATTATTACAGAAAATCTCAAGCTGCTTGCCACCATTAAGCCATAAAATTGCGCCGCTGCCTTGTTGACCAATCGTGTAAATAATTGCATCTGTTTCTTTCCCTGTGCCTACATCAAATGATATTGGTTGATTTAATTTCGAACCAAAAACCGTATTTGGCAAAAGTGCTGTATTTCCAAACCAAAGCCTATTTTGAAAATACAATACTTTTGCAGGATAGCCAAGCCCGTAAGGATTATTAATTGTGTTTACCCATGCGGGTTGTCGGATGGCATATTGCGAACCTGCTGTTGCATATTTTGCGGGGTCTGTTTCAAAAGCAATTTGCACCGTTGCCGTGAATGTAGCCGTTGTACCAACTTGATTAACGGCCGTAATAATGGCATAGCCAATCGGTGAAAGCTCACTCGCACCGCCTCCCACAATCTGCCCGCCAATCCAACTGTTGTTGTAAACTGCGCCAACGGGCAATCCCGCAAATGCAATGGTTAAAACATTGCCCACAACTGATAACGTGACTGTCGTATTATTATAGTTAATTTGATTGAAGTCATACGCGGGTAGCGGGTAAATATTTAAGTATTCAAAAGCAAAAGTTATGGGGCTGTAGCTAGAAATATAAATTCTACCTGGCGGAAAATTGGGGGATGTTAAAATCAAGCTGTCATTGTCTTGTGTGTAGTCAAGGCCAAATAAATCTGCGCCATCATAAGGCGTCACAATTTCTTGTACCATGCTTACTGTCTCGTCATGATATACAACTTGGTCGCCCGTGTATGTCACAACAAATAACCCTTCGAAATTTATGACGGGTGTTTCAGAGCTAGGTACGCTATATATGAAAAATTTAAAGTCCGCGCCAAGCACAATATAATAATTGCCGTTCTTATCAACAAATTCATACATTGTGGATGTGAAAATAGCTTCACCCGTGGCATTGCGTTTAAATGATGTGCCTTTTCTTTTGCGTGCAAGCCCCGTAGTTCCGACTTCGGCATTCAATAAACTTTGGGCGGCTGTAAGATATTCTGCTACATCGGTACGCTTCCAAGTGATTTCATCCGCCTCACCTGCTGTAAACGCAGTTTGTCGTACCATCTTGCTTGACATAAATTACACCTTTTAATGTAAGTATATTTTAACTAAAACGTCAATTTAGTTTGAAATGCTTAAACAAAGGTTATGCGATTGAAATCGTTATAAGGTGTTGCGAAATGCGGGTTAAGCATGTCATCTTGTCTTACCGCGTTTACTAGCATGTCTTTGTATTCTTTTTCAAGATACGCCGCCAATTGAACATTGTTTGTTAGAGTCGGTGCTAGTTTAGCCGCCGCATAAAGAACTAATGCTCGCGCAAACAAAGGGGTATAAACTTCCGGTGCTGCTTGATTGACAATGTAATAGTACCCTACAGGTTTGGTTTGCGCTAATAAATAACCATCTGCAAATTGATAAATTGGCCATTGACTCCCTGTGTCTTGCCATTTAAAAAACCTTCCAAAATCTGTTGGTACTTGATAGGTATAATTGTAATCAGGGCTGAAATTGAATGTAAGCGGGGTATTATCTAATATAAATTTAACTAAAAAAGACCAGTTGGCCTCTAAATAAAGTTCAGGCACTAATTCTATCAGTTTTGCACTTGCTTGTTGAGCATCTGGGCTTTCAGTAATTGAAGCGACAGCAAGTCGCCCCAATTCGGAAAGTGTTCGATTAACCAGTTGCAATTGTGTCGGCATAATTACACCGTTGGAACGATGCGATAATGAACCTTTACGACAAATGTACTGTCACCCGTTGTAAATGCGCCTGTAATGTTTGATAAGTACAAGCCTTTGTTTACCGTAGTTGTAAACGTAGCTGGCACAACACCACCATTCATGACAAACGTGGTACTTGCGGCTGCTTGGAAAGTCGCGGCCGACAAAGTGGTTGAGGCAATAACGCCCGCGCCATTTGCGGTACTATCCCATTGCACGGCAGCAACACCACCCGCTGCATAGTTTGCTGATACATAAGTCATAATCAATTCGACTTTATCAACAATCAACTGCTTGTTAGCGCCAGGTGCTGCAACTAAAAGCTTAGGTGTCGCGTACATGCCGTTAAATTGCGCGGCGGTTACAGCAACTGTGGCGATTTGCAAAACGTTATCCACGTTTAAGCCTGAATCCGTACCCACGCTTCCGTTTGTATCCCCTGCGGCTAAGAAATTACCGATGGTATATGACGCTGGCGCTCCATCAACCGATGCCACATAGGTTTTTGTATTGTCGGTAACGTTTTTAGCGGCAGCCTGACCTAAGCCCGTTAATACAGACGCAATCGTCCAGTTTGGCGCTGAATAGCTAACCTGGAATTCACCAAGAGTCGCCGCTTCACCAGTATTTAGCGGAAACGTGGAGGTATCAGAATAGTTAATGTAAAGCACGTCATTTGGTTTAACTACTCCGGCTTCCCCCATGTCATTCATATACCCTGCGGTAGTGATTGCCCCTAAGTTGTCAGGGGTACTCGCAATAAAAATGCTAGGTGCGGTACTCGTGTTGCCTTCGCTAATTAGTGAAAGCGTTGAAAAATTAGACATAACTACTGCTCCTTATGGGTTGGCTGCGTATGGGTTATCAGTTTCTATTAACGCGATACCGTTGTACTGGATAACGTTCGCCCCAGAAGTTAATACTGTTAGTAATTCCCATCTGTCATTTTGAGGAACCCATGTAATGCTTGTTTGAACATCACGGTTAAATATCTGAACCATGGAATCCATATGAACTAATGGTGTCAAATAAGTATCTGTACCCATGGCGGATGTAAATGGAATTGTATTGATACCGTTTGCGCCTAAAGTTCTAATATCTACACCTAAATAAACAGACAATTTATTGTCAACCAGTGGGCGTACATCGTTATAAAATATATTAACGACACGCTCATCATTTAACATTGATTGTTTGGTGATTGCTGGTAGCCAAAGGGAACAGGAATTTTCCATAACATCAACACCTTGGTTTTCAAGGTAGGATAATGCTTCTGCCATCTTACCTTCATTCATACCTGTGTTCACACCAACGGCTTTGTCTACAGTAAAGATAGTACCGAAGCCTGTTGAGGTATAAAGCGCATTAATTTTAATGTAATCGACCATACGAGCTGCGGCCAGCGCATGTAATTTTGCGTGGTCAACGATTTTGTCGTAAGCAAAAAGGGTTTTTTCACCGCCGCCGATAACTGTTTTCAGTGCATAGTTATAAGGCACAATCATGACGTTTGTAGAATCTACGGGCGTGATTGGAATGTCTACTGGTGCGTAGGTTTGGTTTTGCATTTCAACAATATCAGATACAGGGACGTTGGTGGCTTCACCAGTTGTGCCATGTCTTTCTTCAATAGTATCTGCTAAAAATTGTTTATTTTGATATCTTATAGTGACTTCGGTGTCGAACAGTTGTGACGCCGTTGCCAAATCAATTTGATCTGCCATGGTTGCGTACCTCAATAGTATGTATAAATACACGCATCATTCGCTTGTTACAGCCTGTGACATGTGTGCCTATCGATAACTATTGGGTTACGGTAATCCGGCCAATATTATGTTTGATCTAAAAATGAAAGGTTGCCGATTGGGCTTTCATTTATCGATATGTATATTATGTACTTTCATTCTAATTTGTCAAATTTCATCTTTTTCAAGCTCAATATATATTGCTCGCAAGGAATCTATAGCCGATTTGACCGCGTCTATTTCTTTATTGAAAGACATTGCGGGTTCAATATTCTCAATTCTGCATGTGTGGGTGTTTGAAAATGCATATTCAGTTTCAATAATTACCTTTACGCGGAAAACAGGATAATCTTTTTTCATCTACTAAATGCCTACTAATTAAAACTAAATTGACATAAGGTGATGACCGATGGGGATCGAACCCAAATGCGCCTCAATTTCAACGCTCCGGCCATCAAAATTAGGTGAGTGCCACGTGCTTTCAGGTGTCCTGGTCGTTTGTAAGCTCTTTTGCTGATTGATTACAGCTTCCCCGTGAGGACTTTACCCCATCGGCACTCTATATCTTTATAAACCAACTTGTGCATGATATCAATTGATATCAGATGTTATCATCCCCATTGTTTCGCCATGGCGTCTGCAATACCTTGGAAAGTAATTGATCGCGCTTTCCCTGTATGTGACTTACAAATATCAACCCACGTACGCCAGCGTTTTCCATCCCATTTGCGAACAGGCTCTATAATCTCCGTAGGCATTAACAACGGAAGGTCTTTAAGCCAAAGACATGTAGCCTTTGACGCTGGGTGTCCGAATTGATATGGCTGTATAATCTGGTCTGCCTTTCTGTATTTGCGTTCGGGCAAGCCCCTTGGGTTCTCAATGGCAATTTTGGGGATATTTGCATTTACGAGCACCATAAAAAATTCCATGCCTTCCATGCGCTTTTCTACTCTCCCCTCTTCTTTAATTCGACAGTTGCTCATGTTGCTTATGTAAGTACACGGGGGATGGCCAATCATTAAATCCCAATTATTATATTTTATGATCTCAAGAACATTTTCTTGAAAGTGAAATGGGCTATTATCATCAGCGGGTAATAAGTCGCATGACCATGCGTCATGTCCTTTATCTCTAAAAGCTTGACGAACCACACCGGAAAATTCACAGGCAACTAATACGCGCATTTAGTCCTCTTCCTTATCAATCTCATCAATCATTGCGCGAATCTTTTTTAGTATTTTAGCGTGCGATGGATTACCAAATAGAAGGAAGAATATTGTTGTTAAGTCTTTTCGGGTTAGGTTATGCATTATATCCTCGCGTACTATTCACTGCCGTGATACTTAAGAAATGGCCGCATCCACGCTTTAATCCTATCCCAGAATTCATTTAAAGGTGTCTCTGCGGGTATTGCGATTGTACTTAGATTTAATCTATTTCTAAAAACTGTCACCGTATAACAATTTGTACTTGGTACTGCTTTCACGTCAAACCTAAAGGCCGCATACATGTTTTTAAGTTCGGCTTTAATCGCGGGTATTGGTAATTTATTCATGATTATTTCCTGCTGTGTATCATTACAAAATCTCCGCATCTGCTATGCGATAAATATCTTTAATCATTTTTTTTGGAATAACAATCGTGCATGCATACTGATTGCCATCAACCTCATCTACCGCTTTGCACGCTGAAACAAACATTGCTTCATCATTTTCTTTGATTAAAAATCCACATGAATGTATTAGGGATAGCTCTTCGTCAAAATCTTCACGCTTACACCACCCGTCTATACTTCTTGCGTCATACCAATTGACTCGGACAATATGCATTATTGCCCCGCGTGCGCTAAAGCATGACTTAATGAAATATAGCGTTTTTGCGCTTCAACACGTGCGCGACCGCGACTACTATTCATTACATCACGCGCTTTTTTGACGTCTTCATGGGTAACTTGATTGTAATTTCCAGTACTGACCTTGTTTACACCTGGTACGCTTGAGTTCAAAGCCTGTGTACGCTGGGCTAATAGTGCGTCACGGACTTCTTTATTCTTGATAGCCTCTTTTAATAAAGTCTCTCCCGCTTTTTCAGGGTAAGTATTTTTAATAAAATCTTGTAGCAAGTTTAAGTTATCCGCGCCTATTTCTTTCTTTGAATTCTCAAATGATTCGAGTTTACTTTTAACAGATTGGTTTTGTGCAAGTGCGAGCTTATCAAATTGCGCTTGTGTTAATCCACTGTCTTTTGCAGCTCTTTTGATTTCTGCCAAATCATTATCGTGTAAGGTGACATCTGCGGGAACGGCATATTCATCAGGGATTGTAGTTAATGACGTATACTTGCCTTTGAGTTCCTCATTTTCTTGATAGACTTTTGCGGCGTTATTATATCCTGCTTCAAGTTCTTCAACGGTTTTAAATTTACCCGCGTACAGTACATCTGGTTTTCCATCTTCACTCATTCACTGCATCCTTTTTCGTTAAATAAAACTATAGCTTTTGTTGCCCACATTATGCTTTGCTCAAGATTTGTTTTAGCTAGAGACAACTCCCTAGATGATTCTACGGTATTAAATAAATCTTCCAATAATTCCGCTGTAAGCTTTATACGTGTAATTAAATTTGTTTTTTCATCGCTCAATTTGACGTATTCTATTTTAAATGTATCAGACATTGTTTGCTTTCTCCGCGGCTGCTAGGTTTTGCTTATGAATTATTCCTTCGACTTTATCGATGATTGATTTAATGCCACGAAGTACGGAGCGTCTACCTTCATAAAATCCAAGTGTCGCCGTCGTCATATTATCTTCGCTCGGCTCTTCCCAGAATAATTCTTCTTTCATTTGTGTAAAACACTCACGGCCTAAGTCGCTTGTAAATAAACTATACAGTTTAAATTCATTTGGTGTGATAAGACGCGCTTCAAGTAATTGTTGAATCATATAGTCACGCCTTGGTCTTGCGGAAAGCTCACTTCGGCCGCTGTTGTCGATGGTGTTGCACCCTGAATCTGCTGTTGCTCTTGTTGAGCTGCTTGTGCTAGCGTTTTCTTGAGTTGGTCATCAGGTACAGCGAGTTTTTCTGGGATGTTTAATTTCTCATTGATAAACCTATTAACTTCAAAGATGTTAGTGCTTATCATGGGCGCTGATTGTCCGTAAAATTGTTGTTTAATCTGCAATGACGTAATAAAGTGATCTAAATCTGCTTTATTTTGGAGGTCAAACAATGGAGACTGAAACGCAAATTTTAATTTTCGTGGCTCAAATCCAGGTATTACTTCTTTTGGTTTTAGCAGTAGCCCACGACCATTTAAAATCTTTGCCGCAACTTCAAAGATTTGTCTTGGTAATTCGTTTATTAATCTTGATATATCTGTGCTTGCTGTTCTCTGCGCTCTATTTTCACGCACAGATATTTCAGTAGCCGACCTAACAGGAGTTTGTATTTCTCCTAATGGGTCAACCATAAAACCTTTTTGAATCGTTTCTTGCATGTGAACTATTTGTTGAAATACATCTGGGTATTCTGGCATTTGTAATGCTTCGAGTGGGTTTCGCCCGTTTGGTTGACGCGCAATCATAGCACCTGCCCACTGTCGAATTGAATAGGGATTAAAATAGCTATTAGCATCATAAAACATCGGCGGGTTGGCTTTGAATGCCATATTTTTGCGTGAGTATTCAACGATTCGATTTAAATCAATAATTGTTGGCATCATATCAAGCGCAATCCCGCGCCCTTCGGCTTCCCCTGGCCTTACTCTATCACGATAAACAATGATTTGCCTGTAATCGCTGTATCTATCCCAAAGTACCGTAAAGGGGTCATCATCTAAAACTGCATAAATATAATATTGCTCGTTACCTATCTCAATTTGTCCATAATTAACCGAATAGGTGTCATTTGGATTGTCTTTAAGATTATTAAATTGATTGCCTTTGTAATCTGGGAACGTATCAAGTACTGCGCGACCTGTCATTTTAGACACATACCAGCAGTTTTTTATTAAGTCATCGCTCGAATATTCTATGTATAAAGCAACAGCGGCAATAGAACGAAAATACAAAGGCACTTCATCGCTTATTGATTCCACCCATATCGCACCAGTGCCACCAACCAAATCAAGATTGCTAGAACCTACAACACGCGCAAGGTTTGATTCGTTAAGGTAAAACATTTGTCGCTCATTGATTTTATCAAGTACGAGCTGTCCTTTTTGTAAATTTTCCTCATTATGCTGGTGTGGGTCTAGTACATATTTGCCCCATACCCTATCTTTTGGCATCAACAAACCATGTAAATCGTTAGCGCGTTGATACGCCGCAAGCATCGCTGTATTATCCCAAATCATATTTGTAACGGGCTTTCCGGTATCTGTGTAATTAAATTTAATGTTGAACGCATCCCTATCTGGGATTACATAGATATATAAATTTTTATATAACGCAAGCCAGCGGTCTTTATAAAATCGGGCTTCTTGAAATCGCGCATTTAACTTGTGAAAGTTTTCGGGCGGTTGTACTTTGTCCATGTTTTACTTCCTTGGTTGCCATATTTGACCACCTTGCGATTTAATAATGTCCAATCGCTCTTGATACAAACTTTTCCTCTTTTGTTCAATTTCTGCTTGATTTTGATTAAACTGTTTGTCAATTAATGCATTTGATTCGCTATGTTGAGCGCCACTATTACCACCACCGCCAAAAAATCCCATTTTATCGCCTCCAATGGTACAAAATTTCGTAATCCGTACCGGCATATTTTAATAACTTATTGTATAGATTTTTCGGGTTAAATGTAAATCCAGTGTTCACCCCTGTGATGTACCTATCAATTTCATTGCAGCTACGCACTATAAATGGCTTCCAACTGATTGTCGGTCGCTTATGCACTTCTACTGTAACTAATGCCGTTAACGAATCTATATATTTTAATCCACGAATCAATGACGCTGCACTGTGCGCTTTTATGTTGCGCGTGTGAAAACCAATTGAATCAAACTCATGAGCCAGCCATTGTTCGCCGTCAAATGTTACCACATTGCAATGTTTGAATGTTTTACTGAATGCAAGCCGCGCCTGAATTCCGCTAGAGACATTATAAAAACAAAATATGCAGATCAACATAACTCGCAATTTAACGCATGAATTTCTGCTTCTTCTTGTGTCTCAAATTTCAGATGACATATAGCGCAGGTGTACGAATTTGTGTTTTTAACGGCAACCCCACATAAAGCATATCCGCTGTTTTGCCTTTTATAGGAATTTTCCGACCGCATTTTAATCTCATCCTCAAGATACCAAATGGCTTTTTTTAAGTCTTCTATGCACTTGCCTTTGTAATCTGCACGCCAAATATATTTGATGGCATTGCCCAGATTAAAATTAAAGTGCCTCGTTACATCTATGCATTCAATTTCTTTGGAACATCCGCATTTAATGCCACGTGCTAAATAATGTTTTGGATGGTTTACTGGGCAACCTGTTAACGACATAATTTATTTAATCCCTTTAAATATACATATGTGCAACTATTAGACTTTTAGTGTATTAAGTCAATTACGACTTGTTCATGCTCAATGTTAGTGTCCATCAAGCGCAAATGGCCGCCTTCAACTTTAAATTTACATTTGTACCTGTACTTTTTGTCTTCGAAAGTGAATCCGCGTTCATACTTACGCCATGTTTTAATGTCTGGCAATGCTTGTATATCATTCCAAATCATAAGCATGATTGACTTTTCAAGCTGTGACATTTCAACTAAACGCTTAACTTTCATAATTTATAGCCTTATCTTTATCATGCGTGTTCAACATCTTCTAATGGTTCAACGGGTGCGTCTGTAGTTGGTTCTGCTTTATTTTCAATCATTGAGTCATAAAGTGTTAACTCATCTTGTGCATTCTCTGCGGGAGTTGTTGCTTGTGTTTGTGCCGGATAACTTAGGACGGCGTTTTGCATCCACATATGCGCTTCATCAAATCGTGTAAATGCGTTCTGTTTAGCTGGTAATGTACCAGGGTACGCTTTCATTTTCTGCATGAACGCTAAGAACTCTTCACCTAATTTTGCGAGCATAAACCCTTTAACTTCGCTATCCATCATTTCTTTTTAACCTTCTTTTTAAGTTTATTCGGTAGATTTTTAATGCTCGGCGTTGCATCCGCGAATTCTTTAGCAATCTTTGGATGCTTTGCGAACATATATTTTGCTTGCGCTTTAGACTTAAAAGGCATGACTATTTCTTTTTCTTTTTCATTTCTTTAGCTTTCATCATCTTTTTACCTTCTTTTTCTATCATTTTTTTATCTTGCTTCATATCTTCTTTTTTAGTCATTATTTTGTCTTTTTTCATTTTCTTTGTCCTTAAATAATCTATCAATTAGTTTAAACAAATCAGACTCTTTAACCCGTACAGTTTCTTTTGCTTCGTTTTTAATATCAAAATAACTATTATCTGTTTGTATGACATCAAAATGTACAATATATGAATGACTGCTTTGTCGGCTTTCAAATATCTTAATATACATTATTCAGCAACGGCGGGCTTAACTTTGCTTATCACCCAGTCTTCTACAAGCTTTGATAATGCCCGAACCTCTTCAACAAACTTTTCTTGTAGCTCTGGTTCATGTGCAATGAAATTATTTTCTAAAGCTGTGACCAAGTGGTCTGTAATAAATTTACTTATTAAACTCATTGTTATGTCCTTATTTGGTTAGTCTTTTGATTGCGGTGACAGATTATCGCTTATTTAATTTAGATAGGGTTATTGCAAGGTTTGCACGCTTTCCCTCTTTACCACCTTTTTCCGCTGCGGCTTTGAGTTTTTTAGCGGGAATTTTTTTACCTTGGGGCACGCCTAGCTCACGATGCAACGCACCTTTTTTAATTTTTGCTTTTTGAATCCACTTTTCGGCCATTACCTACCCCGTTATTCTGATCAACGATAGATTGCATTAACGTTTTGTAGTCTTCGAGTAATTGCTTGTAAAGTTCACAATCTCGCCCAAATTCTTCTGTACAACATTTCTCCAATAACCAAGAGATTGCTTGCCAGCTTTTCGGCATAGATTCAATGGTTTCAATCATTTCAGCCACTTTATCGGCGCGGGCTTCTCGTACGTTTGCAAAAAATTGGGCAAACTCGGTTTCTTTCCCATCGGTTAGATCTCTTTCGCCATATTTGAGCCAATTGAATACCGTTTGATGGCTTTCTCGTGCTTTAGCGGCTGCATTATGAATTGATAAATGTGTACGTACCCTATCAATAATAATCTGCGCTTTTTCGGCCGTGAAAATAGTGGGTCGGCCATATTTGCCAACTGAAGGATTCTTAGCTCTAGGTTTCTTCGTTTTTTCGTTCATACATTAATTATTACAAAATTTAAACGGAATTAAAACACTATTTATTCATTAAAATTACGATAGGTATAATTTGTACTTGTTTTATATGTGTTCTATACCAATAAATATGCAAACAAAATGCAAATAAAGCTTTACTTTATGTAAAGCATAGTTTATACTTCATTTGTACTTAACTAATAGAGAGAAGACAAAATGAACCACATTGAATTTTTTGAAAAATACGCCTTTGACATGGAATTGACTTTTGAATCCAGAAATATATTGAGAACGGTTCAAACAATGAAGCTTAAAGAGGCCACCGAATTAGCCACGCTTGTAAGCGCATTTGTAAGATTAAAAAACGAAGATAATGTAATTTCGTACGAATAAAACTTTATCACTAACACTTCACATCACATTACAGGAAAATAAAATGAATACAGC